GAAATAACCTTCGGTTGCTGACGCAGCAATATCAAACTTAGTTTTCCAGTGTTCCAACTCTTGAAGTTCGGCAATCTTTGATGGATTGTTAAGGGACAATTCAAAACTTAATAAATCGTCAGCACGGAACCCTAAAGTATAAAGGTGGATAATCCCAACCTTTGTAAGTTCTGCAATAATGACCCTCTGTAATCTCTGAATGGTGCGCGCAAAACGGATATCCTTTGCTGCTAAAGTTGTTTGATCCTCCGACGCACCTTCGCCCATTGATAAATAAGCTTGTGGTACCTTAAGTGCTGAAAACAATTTATCGCGAAGATATTTTATATCATCAATCTGAGTGGTATTTGTTCCACCGGCTAGATTTTGAATATCTGTAACGGATCCAGCACGAACTGGAATATAATAATCTTCTTCAATGCTCATAGGGTTGTATCGTAAATCAACATGACCTGTGTTCGGATCGACAACAGAATGACGCTTGAGTTGTGTAACGATCTTTTGCATATATTGTTCGACATCTTGTGGGGGAATTGCGCCAACATCAATCTTAAACACTTTACGCTCTGAGGAGCGAACGATACGATACGCCATCATCGCATCTTCCATAAGTGTAAGCTGTCTCCATATGCGGCGTGCCGGCTCTAGAACAGAGGTGCCATATGGCATTTGCTTATCATTACCTAGAATTCGGAAATGGGCACATTGCCAATTTTCAAAAGTCATTCCGGCAGAATTCCACTGGTATTGAACATAATTCGGGTTTGTGGAGTCTTGACCCTCTAAGCGCTCGATCTCTTGTGATGGCAACGCAATGACAGCTTTAACACCATACTTGTCATCGATGTCTAAATACAGAAAGAAATCTCCATACTTACACATTGTTCGACTCCAGCCAAAAAGGTTATATTGGAGGTTTAGTACCTGATCGAAAAGAATTGTAAGGACGGCTCTGATCTCTTCATTAGGACACTTAATATTCAACATTGGTCGTAGCTCAGAATAGGTTGTCATCTCATCAGCGTAAATGTCAAGCGACGAGGCAATCTCCGGAGTATATTCCATTTGATCAAAATCGACATATCTCTCTACTCTTCGCTGATTTGCTATAGCATCGGTCGAGACAACATCTAGCGGATTGTATAAAGACTTCTTAAACTGCTGACCAGAAGCGCTTTTGAATCTAGAGCTATATTTATCTAGATGTTGTCTGCGGATTCTGCGCCCAGACTGTGATCGATAATTTATAATAGGGCCAGAGAATAATCTCGTTAGAGCCTTAAATAAATCTGACTGCGGGTTGTTTGGGTTTCTTCCTAATCTTTTATTTGCCATTTATTGTTCTCACTTTATAATCCATTTGTATTCACTATACATTTTTTCTGCCTCTTGCATTTTATCAAAAAAATTGTTACTTTTATAGCCCTGCTGTCCTTTTATTGTTGTATTAAATGAAGTCTTGGAGGTTATTATAGATTCTGCGAAGGCTTTTTGATAATTTAAATCCCTTGCACTTGATTGTAAAGCAGTGTCTCTGACCCAACAAGCAATTGCAAGAGCCATAATCAAGTCATCGTTGTATCCCCTCATTGCTTGTGGCTTTCCATTTTTCCAAATGAAAGTCCTCATTTCGTTTATAGTTCGTGCTGAGTATATTTTAATTAGTTTATTTCTTATAAACTCTTCCAATTTTGCTATAATAAGAGGTCGAGTCTTCATGCTGGTGGAAAACCCAGCCACAGAACTGTTAATGATTTCTGCTTGATGCTGATCAATATATTCGTGTGTCGATTTAATAGAATAATATAAATTTGGATATTGGCGTTCGGCCAACTTATCTAAAACTGTATAGCCAATATTATTATTTTCAACAACCAGCATACAATTACCAAACTCCCTTCCGATCTGATTCAGCATCCCTGCGAACATATCTGGGTTTGGCTTTCCTTGATATTCGGCAATAATAGATAAGGTTTCTAATTCAATAATATGGAATGTAGAAAAGTCTTCCCCATCACCTCTGGCAACATCAGCAACCATTAAATAATTGCAAGTAGGATCGTATTCTTCCCAAATCCAAAAGTTTCTATCAAAGCCAGTTCTGTACTTTGGCTCTTTAACCTGCGATAGCATCCACTCAATATCCTCGCCGGCGATGACAGTTTCACCAGAAGTGTTGAAATTACACTCCAATTCTTGAGCAATCTGTCGCCTAGACATGTTCTTGGTTTCTTTTTCAAACCAAGCCTGATCTCTATCGGGATGTCTGTCCCAGGTCAGCGCTGTGAGATTAAAATTATTTGCCCCTGTCTCTGCATCGGTGCAAGTTTTATGGAACCAGTTACCCACACCGTTGGGCGTGGAAAGGGCTATACAGCGTCCACCTGTGGACAGCGTAGGATACAAACCAGTCCAGAGTTCTTCTAAGCCTTCAATGTGTGCTGCCTCGTCAAGTACCAAAAGAGAAAGAGCCTCTGAACGACCTGCATCACCGGAGGTTGAAGAGGCTTTAATTTGTGAACCGTTTGATAGCACAAACGATGTTCTGTTATCTATATCGATAGTAGCAATGCGTAACCAGTCTGGAAGATTCTTCATGATCTTCTTGACTTTATTGACCAAGTTTCCCGCTGTAGAGAATTTAGTTGCCATAACCAGGACGTTCTTATCTCGGTGGAAAAGTAGCATCCAAACAACATACCCGGCAGTAATGGTGGAAATACCTAACTGTCGGGCCTTTAAAATAACATTGAAGCGATAGTCATTAAAGTCTTTTAATAAAACGTCCTGAAATGAATAGGTATTAAAAGGAACTAGACCATGCAACGGATGTGAAATGCGCGCATACGTCTTTAAAAAGTACGACGGATCTTTGCCACACTTCAGTATTTCCCTTACACGTTGTTTTCTGTCTAGCTTGAAAGTCATTCATCTTCTGCGTCTGGTTTCGAATTCGAAAGTTTATCTTTAAGATCCGAATAAGCACCAGCAGCGATAGCTGCAGCCAAAGCTGGAGAAAAGCTTATAGCAATTTGCTCAAGTGCTTGCAATGCCAATACCATGTTCTCAGGCGTGATGCTTTCAAAGCCTTCTTGCACTCCAGCGCGCTCATAATCCGGCGCATCTTCTTTGCCGATTTCATAGCCGTACATATAATCTTGGTCCTTGGGAGATGCCACCTCTAGACCGTCAACGCCATCTGAATAGCCTGCTTGCTGCGCCTCATCGGGGGATTTATATTTACTACCGTAGTGGGCAGTCGGAGGATCATCGACTCTTTGATCATCGCGATATTCATCATATTCATCTTCAAGAATGTTTTTCACTTCTTGTTCGATAAGTTGCTTAAGTCTATTCTTTGTAATTTTCATTTTGCCTTTTCCTTTTTGCGAGTATCGTTTGGTGGGCGTTTTCCGCCCTTGCCGTTCCAACCGCCTTGGCTTAGGAAACTTTTCCAATATTCGTCTGGGGGTTTGGATCCATCATCATTATTCATTTCTTCGTTTAATCCGCCAACCTTATAATGCATCTTAGCTGTAACCCAAGAACGAACTCTAGTGGAATTTTCAACGAGAACATCAACTTCACCTTCTTTTTTCAAGGTGATGGCATTACCCGTAATCTTTTTATATTCTTTCTTAAGAAATTTAATAATCCCTACCAACTGTCTTTCGATTTCTTCTTCAAAGCCAGGAGCATAAACTTCCCTCAACATAACTTCTGAGTGATAAGACAGACACATCATGTCTCCATAGACACGAACATTAAATCCGTCCATAACTCTCTTATCGAGAATGGGATCCCCCTCTTCTCTCTTAAGGCCAACCAATAGCGGCTTGCCATCTTCGTCTAATGCGCCATCATAAGCATTTGCTGCTGCTTGTGATAATCCTTGAACGATTTCGTAAACTGTTGCCATTTTGCTATTCCTTTATTTATTAGTTATGCCGCTTTAAGCATTTGTAAAACCAGACTGTTTATCACTGTACCCTTTTGCCCGAAGACAGCCACAAGCGCTTTTTTTCTATCTTGTGCTGTCACTTTTGGAGAAAGTAAAACCTTCTTAAGTATAGCAGTATACTGCTCTGCATCCATCATTCCACCAGAAGCCGTGGCTGTGTCGACTCTTTTCGTTCTAGCGGATTCCGGTTCAACCGCCTGCTCGGGATCTTCCCCCCCCTCAAGCTCTTCTTTAATAATTTGTTTTAGTCTGCTCTGTGTGATTTTCATTTTGTATTTCCTTTTTCTATATTAAATATTAGGTCGCCAACCTTTTGACCATCTTTCTTCTCGGCCCTCAACATATTTTATGTAGCATTGTCCGCAACAATCAAATTTGATCAGGCAAACATCATCAAAAGTTTTCTTTGGCACATTCCTACAAACAGGACAGTGTGACATAGATTCTCTATTAAATAGTTTTTTTGACACCTTAATGCCATTAATGTCTATTTTCTCACCAGAATCTTCATTGTGCCGAACTTTCTTGTACATTTCGCTCATTTGTTCAAGGTATTGTTTCTCTTTTTCTTCGGTCCAGTTGGCTTTTGGATTCTGGATTGTCTCTTTGCCGTACTTCTTGGCAATCGCTTGTTCAATCGCTGCCACTCTGTTCAGATCTTTACTGCTCATTGAAAGCTCTGTATGCCACATAAGTTGTTGCGGTACCAGCGGCTAATCCACTAGCAAACCAAACCCATTTACTTACACCAGAATTTGAAGAAATAATTGTTTCTAGATTCTCGATCTGTAGGTCTTTGGTTTGAACCGCCTGTTGGTACTCTAAATTTAAAGCAGTATATCTAGAATTTAAATTTGAAACCTCAAGATGACGTTCTGTATTTAACAAATCAACCTGATATTCAATCTCTAAATCACACTCTGCCTTTAATGTATCAGGCAAAACTAAAAGTTCTGCTGTCGCTTGGGGGTTTAATAGAGTGCCTTCGAATGGTGCTGGCTGGTTTCTATCGACAAAAGTAAACTCCGCTTCTCCTGCGGAAGCGAGTGAAATTAATAAACTAAGGTACATAAGTAAATCCGTATTTTGTTGTTAATGCATCAATCAGAGATTGCTTGTTTTCTGAGAAGTCTCTGACAAACTCTTCCGTCTGCTCTTTAGACAGTTTTTCAATTTCATCTTGAGCATTAATATATTTTTCTTCTATCTCGGCTACTCTGTCTTTGTATTCTTGTAATGCTCTTTCTCGTGCTGCAAGTTCATCGGCGTGAATCTGCTTAAGGCCCTCTATTTGTTCCATCAATGCTTGTTCTGCAGCATCATGGCTAGCGCGCATCTGATTGATATCGTGTCTAGATTTTAACACAAGAAAGATCAAAAGTAAAGATAAAAGAATTTCTTTCCAATACTTTTTTACAAAACTTAAGTATATCAC